CACCGCAGGAGAGTCCTCAAGGGGCGCAGACGGCGCACTAGAGACATCCGGTGCTACAGTCGCTTACTACCCACTCGGCGGTGTACTCATGGTACAGTCCGAGGCTTCACAGACTTACACAACGGGGCTAACAGTCTTCGTCGGTGCATCCGGTCAGTGCATAGACAGCAACGACCACTCATCGAAGAAACTAGGACTTTACGTTGGCGAGGGAGATGCTTCCGTCGCTGCTGGCACACTCATCCCTGTTATGACTGCGGGGGCAGACATAGCCTGATTGGGCGGAGAATAATTTAAGGAGATGAAAAGTATGAACCAAACACTAGAAGAGATACTAAACGTAGAAGCAGCAGCAGGACCATTCGCTCCCGGCGATGCAGTCCTTGAGCAAACCTTGAGAGACTTTATCCAACTACAGTCAAACACCATCGCTATAGCCACCGACCTCGTTGGCGTGCGAAGTGTTCCTTGGCTATCATTCACATGGTACACTGGTGTCGTAGGAACTTTCTCCTACCCACTAGACGACGTTGCCATCACTGACCCAACCAACATCGGTACGGCCAACTACACGGCTAAACTAGAGAAGGGTCAGGGCCGATGCACCTTCCTCGACGCTGTAAGGCTACGAGGCGAGTCCTTTGAGAACATCGACAGGCAGCAGTTGGCTATCGTAAGAGCAAGGGCTGACACAATCGACAACCACATCCTAACCACGCTCGCTGGCGGCGCAGACAACACTGTTGCTGCTACGGCTGTGTTCGGAACAGGTTCCGCCGACGAAGAGGGCGACATCCTTTCGGCAATGGACGACATCTTTGCAAACGCAAGGGTTTCCGGCAACGAGCCATTGGCTCTTGTCCTTCCAGCCGACAAGAGAAGCGCCATCCTCAACACGACCCTATACGGAAACGTAGTCGAGTCCCTTGGCGATCACCTACGAAGAATAGCAAACCTCACCATCTACTACAGCCGTGACTTCGGTGCTTCGTCTGCCCTTGGCAACGATGCCCTACTCTTGGTTCCCGGTGCTGAGACTGCTGAATTCTTCACCTACAACGGTGAGGGCTTCCAAGAGACTGAGTTGACAAGAATCCCCGGTGTCGGTTTCGACTGGCTACTAACCGGATACATGGGTAGCGTCATTCACGAACACCAAGATGGTGCTTCAGCCGGTAAGAATCACAGAATTGTGAAGTTGACCGGAGTACGCTCCTGATTGGTGATTAGATGCCGGAAAAGGCAACTAAGAAGAAAGCACCTGCTAAAAAAGCCGCCCCTAAGAAGGCAGCACCTAAGCCAAAGGCGGCCCCTAAACCCAAGGGGCCGTCTAAGGCCAAACTCGTTGCTGAACTTAAGGAGAAAGGTATTGCTATTCCTGAAGGCGCGACTGTCGCTGTTTTGAAGCACAGGCTAAAGCACTACAAACCCGGATTGGGTTACATGATGCGGCTACACAGAAATGCTGGTTCTAAATTCAAGGATCATCCTCTAAGCCTTTTAACTGCACCAAGGAAGGCTCTTTACTGGCTTCCCGCATCTGAAATGGCTGAAAAAATATTGGCTACTCGTAGAGTAGTTGCTGTGGGTCGAGCAGAGAAACCTTCATCAAACATGATAGTCATAGACGTGCCATCGGACTACGAAAAGAGGTTTGGACATGGCAGTAACGGAAGCGCAAATTAAAGATTTACTGAACAGACCGAGAGGTTTGAACTCAGCAACCATTAGCGAGTACATTACTATTCGTACAGCGGAAGTAAACAAAAAAGCCCGTGTTGCTAATCTTATTGGTGTGACAACCACAAATGCGCCCACAGATGCTTTGAAAGAGTCAGCCATAAAATTCATGGTGTGCGTAGATTGCCTACGTGTGCTTATAGACACAATACCTGCTGTGGTTCCTGAAAAGGAACAGGGTACATCAGACATCAGATTCAATAAACAGTTAGCGTCGTTTGAGAAACAAGCGGAGGCTGCAATGGCAGCGATAGAAGAGAAAGGCGGTACTGCGTTCCACACAAACAGCACTGATACAAAGGTGGCGGGAACGACAAGTGGGGCTTTGTACGGCTCTCTCTCAAGAGGCTCCGGTTATTGAGTGAGAGGGGTTAGAAGTGGCGGATAGATTTTGGGTAGGGGCATCTTCTACTTCTTTTAATAATAGCGCAAATTGGTCACTAGGTTCCGGTGGAAGCGGTGGGGCTTCGATACCAACCGATACTGATACTGCTATCTACGATGCAAACTCAAGTGCTGATTGTGTCCTTGATATTGACAGAACTTTGAACATACTCAAAGTAGAAAGTGGTTTTACAAGGGTGATAACAAGTTCTTCTAGTCAAATTATAACGATACAACAGCATATGGAGATAAACAGGGCTTCTTGCTTTGCGTTTACTTCCGGTAATATCATAACTTTTAAGTTCGACAAATCCGAATCTCCTGTGTCAGCCTTCGATGGTTCTGGTAGTTCATTTAGCAGCGGAGATATATACATAAAATATGGAGCCAATACTAGCGTTTTCTTCAGCGAAACGGCACGATCTAACTGCGTATACAATTTCTCAGCAAATCAAAGTGTGGTGTTAGTCGATGGGGTCTATCCAAATATTATAAGCGGGGGAATATTGTTTGCAAAATACATCACCGCTGACAGTAGTGCTACTGACTTCAACACCTACGGTTCTGTAGATATACTACAATACAGAACAAACGGCACAGGAACAGTTAGAAGCACTTCACACGACATCCACGACTATGATAAGGAATTCTTCTTTGAAAGCATACACTCAAGCGGTATAGGTGAATTCTTTCAATTCGGTCATACCACAGCCCGTTTTAAATCAGGAACTTCTAACTTTAGACTTCCTGTTTTTGGTGATGTTTATACCAACTTTGGCAACACTACCACAAACACGTTCAACGTACAGTATCACAAGGTTGTAATAGATACTGGTGATAATCTCACTAATTACGCATTTATACAAAATGGTAAGACCTTGGAATGCAACGAGTTAGTGATAAGAGATGGTGGTAGGCTCTACGGACCAGCCGAAGGTCTGCAAGTGGCTTCTGCCAAGATCAAGTCGGTCAAAAGGCCGACGGTACAGGGAGACTGGAACTTCAAGCAGATAGCCGACGGTATCTACGAGAGTATTGGCAACATCCCCACACTTCCCGTGACGGAGGGCGGCACGGGACTAAACACCCTTGCCGTAGGTAGAATACCCTTTGGGAATGGTCAGTTGCCTCTACAAACATTAAGCACCCTCAACTACAACACAAGTTCAAACACACTGAATGCAGTAAACGCACATTTCACAGGCAAACTAACCGTAGACGGCCTTATTGATCCTACGGGGATGGAGTTTACTGCTGTGGGCAGCAACCCCGGAACTGACCAAGCAAAGACTATTTGGGTCAATTCGGGAGACTCAAACAAACTATACTTCGGCAGCAGCGAAGTTGGTGGTGGCGGTGGTATATCCCTAAACGGTTCTACTGCCAATGGTATACTTACTTTCGGGAACAGCACAACCGCAGATGTCGAGGCAAACATAACGGCAAGCGGGGCCACACTTTCCATAAATAACCCGTCCGGCAACGGTTCGATAGAGTTGGGTGGTTCAGCCGGTGGTTTCATAGATCTCAAGGGGCCATTTGGCAACGACAAGGATCTTAGAATAAGGACAACGGGAACAGGTGGTACTATATCTACTGATTCAAATGCAGACTTGGGTATAGATGTAGGGACTGGTACGGTCAATGTCACAGGAGCATTAGATGTATCGAGCGGAATCTCAGGCGAGGTGCAGCCGAAGGCAACGACAGTGGCAGCAGGTAGCAACACTTCCAATCACTATGCGAAGTTGCTCACCTTCAACCCCGGTGGTCAAACTGTGAGAGATTGCAACCTCATACTAGGTGTCACCGCTCACGACCAAGGAAACAGCGGAACTGCGATAATTAGCGTCAAGTTCCGCTCCAATGGGGCTACCGAACAGTACACTGGCGATGTCGCCTTCATGTCCAAGACCGGAACATCAATCTTCGACAACGATGCCTTTCAGATATTCAGCGACGGCAACCTCGTAGCCCAAGACAACAATACAAACATGGAACTGTGGGTCAAGAAGAGTAGTAATTTCTCCGCATTGGAGGTGCATGAAATATCCAAGGCCATCACCGGCGGTAGTGCCACACTCACTTACCACACCGACTCTGCATGGCAATCCTCCGCCCCGACCAACAACGCATTTACGACCACCACGCAAGGCATTGAGTTAAACTTGAATGTGGTCGCAACTGGAAATGTAGGGATAGGTACAACGAGTGCATCAACACCACTTCACATCAGGTCTACCACAACCACGCTCGACAACCTGCTGACTCTTGAGAACAACGGAGCAAGCGGCGCACCGGGCGTTGGAATCAAGATGTTCTCCAATGTCGGAACGCAAAACTACCTTGAGATTCTCCATGATGCTTTCGGTGCTACCAACTTCAAGACGGTAAATGGGTCTGATACATACAACAAGCAAGTGCATCTGCAAAGCGATGGAGATGTCTCGTTTGAGGCAGGTGATGTCGGTATAGGTACTTCAACCCCGTCAGGTAATCTTCACGTTGTAGGTGCAACAGGTGACGCTGGTAGGATATATCTAAGCGATGCTGATAACGGAACAGCAGCCGGAGATTCGCTTCTCATAACCAAGTCGGGAACAAACGCATTCGTCTACAACAGGGATAGTGGCGACCTTAGACTAGGAAGTAATAACAATGCTAATTTTGTAACGATTGATAGTAATGGTAGAGTGGGTGTAGGAACTACAGCCCCGGATTCACTGTTGCATGTCACTAGTGAAACTTCGGGTGATGCTATAGTTATCATAGAGGCTGATAGTGATAACAACAATTCAGATGGTTCTGATAACGACACGCCCCAAATTTGGTTCAAGGCCGATGGAGGAATAAACGAGGGGGCGTTGAGACTAAACAACAATCATTTAGAATTGATAAGCAACGTAGGTGCAATAGGTTCAATAAAGTTGATGACCGGGACTACTGACAATACAGGATCTACTGATCCCGGCACAGGCGCTACTGTAAGATTGCAGATAGCGGGTAGCGGCGCAATCACATTCAACAACGCCTACACCTTCCCCACAGCAGATGGTGGTGCAAACGCAACTCTAACAACGGACGGTAGTGGCTCTCTTGCCTTTAGAGATATGACTTACCATCGAAAGCCTGTGGTTTACATGGCTGATGGCGGTTCTTCATCAGGTGTGACTGTGAACACTTCAGCAGTCACCATACCGTTCAATAATGAGATTTTAGACCCTAGTAATAACGCATCATCTACAACTACTGGTCATATACGGTTGGCTCACGCCGGATATTACAAGGTTTCATATTCAGTGCCAATAGAAGATGATGCGCCATCCGGTGACTCCAATCCTGATAGAACGAGGATATTTACTTTTATGGAGACAGATGACAATGATTCATTCTCTTCTGCAACCACAGTCGCACAGTCAAGGTCACAGGTCTACACTAGGGAAAACTCCGGTGGTTCAGGTCTATCAACAACCTTCATCTATCAGCATACTCTCAACGATTACATCAGGATAAGGGTGCAAAAGGAAAGAGGAACTAGCATATCAACTGAAGACAATCAATCCCAAATTAGCATAGAATACATAGGTCCAGCGTGAAACCACTTAAATACAAGGCAAAACATAAAAATAACAGGTCGAGTGTATGGGTGATACTCGCAGGGGAAAAATAGTGTATAGACCACCGGAAAAGTCTTATACCAATGTAAACATTGAAGAAACACCTCATGGGTTTAAGATTTACCGGGACGGGTCGCCACGCCCATTTGCAGTAATACCGCACTCAGCCGTGAAACAAGTAATATACGATAGAGGGGAGTAAAATGAACAACAGCACCAACGAAACAGTAATGGAATGTGTGATAGACTGCGTAAGCGAGGGTTCCTCGCTACTAGACGAGATAGAGATTATTCTCGTCGGGCTTGTCGCTTTGATCGGTATCGCTGCGTGGGGGTACAGAAAGTACAAGGCAATGATGGCTGATGGAGGCATTTCTCTTGATGAAATCGTTGACTCTATGGACGATATCAAAGAAAAGGTAAAAGAAGCCGAAAAAGTAGTAGAAGAAGTATCTGAGGCATCTAAATCCGTCAAAGGTAAAGTTACCAAGACGGTGAAAAAAGATGAGTGATGTTGCAGTATTGACAGTCCGTATGGACAATGCCGAGGCGGATATACGCCGACACGAAATACTTATTGAACGCATAGCAGATATGCAAGGTGAAATGAAAACGGGGTTGACCGAGGTGGCAACAGAACTTAAGGTGACAAACGGTTTGATTGAGAAGAATATGGGGATGCAGCAGAAGGTAATGTTCGGTCTACTAGCCATGCTTGCTTCTGCTCTTGGAATAGGTTCGCAGGTGATGTAGATGCCGGATTATTGTAACAGTAGTGATGTAGGGTCAAGATTGGGTCTAAACAGCGCACAGCGCACACAGGCCGCAAGCAGATTGACCACATCCATCAGAAGGGCCACGATAGAAATCGACATGTGCTGGCGTGACTACGGACGTTCAATTCCCTCAACGGGCGCTTCAAGTGGTAGCGATGGATTATACACACAAACTGATACCCTAAAAGTAATCCGTGAGATTTGTGCTGATCTTGCTGCTGCATACTATATGGAGGATGAAGGAACCTTCCAAACAAGCGGTCCCGATGGCACAATGAGGGGCGGAGTGTTGAGAGAGAGGGGCGAAAAAAACCTAAAGCAGATTGCACACCTCGGAACTATCTGAGGTGATTGAGTGGCAGTAAGTCTCAGGGACAAAGCAAAACAACAAAAAGACAATGCTATCTTTACCGACGTTTTTCGCTACAAACATCCCGGTTTTCCTAGAATACAAGCCATAGCCACCCTTAAGGCCATGACTTCACAGAAAGTAGCGCAAGAAGTCAATATGGCTATCAAAGATGTTCAATTTATTTCAGGTTCTTACACTGGTGTAAAAGGCGACGCTTTGAGAACAACAGCCCATGAAATAATCAGACCCAACAAAGTACAACCAGTAGGTATGGCCGCTTACTTTAATACAACAGACATGAAAAGTGGCGTAGACGCTATAAACAAAGTCATACGAGAAAAAATGTCCTTGGCTATCTTAAAAGGATCTAATGAGGGTGTTGAAGATACTGCTAACCATATAAGAAACATGACAAGGAGATTCAAGTCTTCCTACCTTCCTAGTAGGGCCGTCGAAGGAGATTTGTACGACACGATTGCTGACTCTTTCAAAGCCCATGATATGCAAGCGGGTAGACACCCAAATCAATTCATAAGTATGAGAGCCGGATCATATGATGTAGGGGATGATGATAAGAACCCTACTGGTGTGAGGGGTAGCAGAATGGACAAGGGAACCCCATCCTTGATTGAACTTACAGAAAATGGTAGTAGAAGTTTCAAGTATCAAGTTACTCCTAGAACGAAAATAGCAGGAACGAAAAGAATTAAAAGACTCTTGAAAGGTAGGAATATTGCGGGAGTAAAAAGGAAGTGATTAAATGGCGATAGCAACAAAGACTCAGTTTTGGTCCTCCCGCATGAAGGGTGACGATCCGGCGGCACTGACAGGGACTTTCAACGACAGTTTTACACTTGCATCGGGCGGCGGTTCTGCTTCGGGCGGCAACTGGGTGATCACTAACGGAACATACTCTATAGCACCTACAGGCACAGCAAATACCCTTGTTGCCGCGTTTGAATATACAAGTGCGCCCTCTGATGGCACAGTGTTGATGAAGATAGACGACGGAGCCAAGAAAGTAGAGGTTCACGCCACAGGTAACAACACTTCCCTCAAACTTGTAGGCACTACGACAGTGACTATCACCGACCTTGACTTGGCTAAGGCGGAAGACAACCCAACTACCCTTATTTTGCGTCTTACGCTTACAGGAACGGACGCAAAACTCTACAAGCATGAGATTATCAACGACGACGATGGAACGGCTGTATTCGCCTCTGTGACGGCTGCAAACACGTCTTCTACTGGTGTTGCTTGGGGCAACGCAAATGGCAACGTGAAATGGGGCGCTGTGTACTACTCCAAGTTCGGTGCTTTCGCCCCCGACGAGTTGCTGTTGTCTGACTTTGCACAGGACACGCTTGCACGGATGGGTCTTGGTATTGTTGATCAACTGAAAAACTCATCAAGACCATACCTCAAAACACAAGTTCCCGATTCTTCAATCATCTATGGCTACGATTTATCATCCGAGATGACGAACAGACTACATACACCTACTATACACGTTCTCATCAGCGCACTAAACTCCCCTTCTTTTGAGTCCTTGGGTGGCGCAAAGATAACGCAAAACTATGATGTGCAGATATTCATCACCAGTCGTGGAACAAACTACGAAAATTCATACAGAACAGGACTTAATATTATGGGGGAAGTATTCGATGAGTTATACACACAGACTGGTGTGCAGGGAACGACAGACAGCATTACACAGTATGATGCTCAACTGGATTCCAAAATGGACGATGATGAAACAGTCTGCGTTCATGTTCTCACTATGACATATATGCGACGAATAGATATGCGTCATAGATAAGAATATTAATAAAGCAGTCTATCTGTCCTAAGAACACATAGAGGTATTCCTATGGTAGAGTTTCTAAACAGATATGTATCAATACAGAAAGAATCAACCTACGGAACCGAGCCTACTGCTGGAACAGGCAACGGCGAGGTTTTTGGAGAAGTCGATGATGAGTCTCTCGCAACAACGTATGATTTGATGACAAGGCAAGACATGAGTAGACCGATAGTAGGTAAGTCAGTTACCGGAACCGAAAGATCTGAAGGCGACATAAATCTTGCTATGCAAGTAGATGACTTTGTGGGCAACTTGCTTTACGCTTTCTTCCCGCAAGACGCACAAAGCACACCATCCGGTTCTATACAAAAACATATTCTCACTGAGCCTTCCCTTACCAGCGCATCGGCTGGTGTTTATCCATCATTCACTGTTCGTGTCGGTAGAGAGGAAAAAGAACATACCTTTACCGGAATGGTGGCTAACTCACTAAGCGTGAGTGCATCTGTGGGTGAATACGTCATGTTGAGCGTGGGCTTCTTGGGTAAGAGCGAGTCTGCTCCTGCTGCTTTGGCTACACCCACTTTCGACGGTGCTGCCCTTGATGCTCTTTACTTCGCTAACGGCACAGTCAAGTTCGATGATGGAAGCGGGTCTGCACCAGCAGCCTCCGCAAGCGTCAAGTCCATATCCTTCGATATCAACCTAAACAGGGACACTGACAACGCATACGCAATCGGTAGCCCCACATACGGACGTGCGCCACCTGCACAGCGCAGGGAAATCAGTGGGACCATCGAGTTCAACAAGGTTCTCTACGGCGACCAAAGCCTAGATGAGCCTGACTACGATGCTCTAGTTGCTTCTGATGGTGTTCAGTATAACGACGGTAGTGACGCAGTTATGACGTTAGACTTCCTAGACGAAGCCGGTGCAGACTTCATCAAGTTTGAGTTCTTCAACATCAGGTTTGAAGCCCCCGAAGCGTCTGTAAGCGGTAGGGACACCAACACAATGACTGTAAACTTCGTTGGCCTCTATGACGACAACTTGGGTGCAATGAGAGTAACCGCTCAAGGTACAACTCTATCAGGCACACAATATGACGCTTGAGGTGATTAGTTGCACGAAGATTTAGCAGATGGCTACGACTTGGACGACGCATCTATGGAAATACTATCCAACATAAAATCAAAGAGTGTTGCTCAAAAATACATCAAGAGATTTCCCAAGAAGGTAGTCAAACCTGCTCCTAAAAAGAAAGCGCCGGCCAAGAAGGTCAAGGTTGAAGAAGAATAATCTTTATTTACGCTCTAAACAGTAAAATAACCTGAGTGGGCCTGTGGGCCATAGAGTAGTGTTATCATGCCAGTGATGAAGAAAGAGATAGAGTTGGACGACGGACGAAAGATTTGGGTTAGACAAGCCTCTGGTATGGAGAAGTTGAAGATAACTAATATTCAAGGAAAGGCGTTTCGCAAAATGAGACACGCCGGTTCCCCGACAGATTGGACAGAAGAACAAAATGAAGAGTTTGCTCTTATGGTGGATGACATGGGTGGCGGTATAGAAAATCAAATAGAATCATGGGTTCCTGCTTGTATTATTGACGAGGATATTGATGTCAATATGTTAACATTTGAGGAACTAAACTCTATTCTCCAATTTGTTCGTGGTGATGATACAGATGGTGCAGTACCTTTTCAGAGTTCCTGATGGTCGCACCGAGCCTTTGCATGGCCTTCAAAGGGACTCTACCTTCTGAGTTATGGCTCAAGTATTCTGTAGAGGGTGGTCGCCACTTGATGGATATGGATTTAATTGTAGCGGCAGAGATAAATGACAAAATAAGTGAGGCTACAACAGAAGTGAGAAAGCGAGATGCAAAGGGCGCAGTTGCTCGTAGGAATCAAAAGCGTGAGCAACGCAAATTTTTATCAAACAATAATGATCTTCTCGACATATTGAGTGAAAGCGGTGTGCCGGT